GTCATACAAGTTGTCTTCCACTGCTTCTTCAGTGATGGAGAAGCCCATAGCGATGGTTTCGTGGTTGTAGCGTGCTGTCCATGCCTCTTGAGCATTGTCATAAGAAAGCGCAGAGCCTTCGTTTTTAACAGGTGCTGCTGAGAAACCAGACAGTTTTGTTTCTTCTTCAAAAGAACGCTCAGAGGTTTCAGTTTCATAAATTTCTTTATGCTCTTCACCGTAACGAGCATACTCAAGGCCAAACAGAGCGTTTAAACCGGGGAGTAGTTCTTTGAGTAGTTGTGCGCGTGAAATTGCCATTTCTTACTCCTTAAACACCAGTGGTGTTGTTGTACTGGTGTGCGTTGATTTTCACCAACAACTCAGTGTAAGTGTCAGCCGCAGTAGCGGTCTCAGGCACAACATCGATCACACGAATTGGGATAGTGGAAGTAGTTCCAGCACCCGTTAAAGTTACAGCAAAGGCAGAATCACCAGTGGTAGTGCTACCAGCGTTGAGAACCAAAGCCACGTTAGAACCAACGTCAGCGCGAGCCGCAGTACCCATAGTTGTACCGGAGGTAACAACGGCTACTTTGAAAAGTGCTTGTTGGTCATCTATAACATACGCATAAGCATAATTAGAAGATGTGCTGACAGATGCGGGAATATATTGGCTCTGAACGGTTTGGCCGCTAGAGTTTACATATTGACCGCCTACACAGACACCGACAATAGTGCCAGCGTTAGTAGAAGTTGATTTAATCAGATAACCTGTGCCGTCGATTTGAACTGTATCTCCAAAGAAGATAGCAGTGCCGAAAGAAGCAGCAACGGGAATCTGCCGAAATGCACCTGCGTATGGCTTTCCATCAATAGAATTGATTGGTTTTAGACCATATGGTGCCGAGACAGTGGGGTAAGCCATGTTTTAAAGCTCCAGAAAAATTAAAGACCTTTTCCGAAAGTTACCTTAGTGCTACGTTCTTTGAACATAGGCATCCGAGGATCACTCTCGCGCATGTAGGTATTGTCCACTGACGACATCTGAGCATTAGCCTGTTCTTGGTAATACTCGTCACGTTGTTGTGTGAACTCAACCGGGGTTTTGCAAAGTAGTAAACCACCCACTTCAATTCCGTCTGGAAAGCGACCGTTAGGGTTACTAATCAAACGTAATTTAGGCTGATCTATTGCCTTTACAGGTTCCCAACCCTCGCGTAGTTTCGTAGAAATATTGACTGGATCAGGGTTATTTAGAGTACTGAGACGAATCCAACGGAAGGCATAGCCATCCTGTGGTTCTGGATCTGGCAACAATGATGGAGGCATCCAACGTTTGGGTCTTTCCATTTCTGCCCGACTCTCAAGTTCTCTCGATTCACGTTTCTGATTTGTCATTAGTTTCTCCTTAATTCCGCAACCTTACGAGCATAAAGTTCTATTGGAACTCCAAGCCGCTTGGCGATGTTTACTTCTCTTGGTGACAACGTAATTTTCTTCGCTGAAACGCTACGTGTCGCAGAAGCAACTACATTTGCTTTAGGGCGCTGACTCGTTTCAGCGGGCTTCTCAGATGCAAACTTCTCTGGAAACACTTGGCGCAACCTACCGTCTATGCGTTGGTAGTATTCGTCGCTTTGAGGGCTAACGCCATCCTCGACAACCAATTTCTCATGCAATGCAAGAGCGAATCCGGTCATCTCACGATCCTGACCCCACCAAGAATTAGCACGTTTCCAATTCTCGGCTTTGTGATCCACAAAGTCAGTTTTCGCGTTTAAACTGGTTTGTAGCTGATTTTCGTCCTCTTGTAAAGGCTTTGGCTTAAAATTATTTAAACGTTCAGCCTTTAGTTTGGTTGATGTCATCAAATCTTGGGCTTCGACCATTGCGTCGGAGTCTCCAGATTCAAATGCTTCCTTGTACTTCTTCTTAGCGTCCACCAATTCGGTGGCAACAGTCTTCTTGGCTTGCTCTAAGAGGGCTGAGTGGCTCTCGTTAACGCTACCTTTCAGTTTGTTGTTTTCCTCTACGACTGCCTTGGCGAAGAGAAGGGCTTCTTCTTTCTCCTTGGATGCAGCTTCTTTTGCTCTGCGTTCGTCGTGATATGCCCTATGGAACTCACGTATCTTGTTACGTTCCTTGGGCTTATAAGAAGCTAATTCATCGTCCGTTGGATCCTCTGGCGGGGTTTCCATAGGCGCTCGGCCACGGTCTTCTTCCGGAGTATCGTCAACAACCTCTATTTCAATGTCGTCAAAGTCTTCCGAAATCTCTACTTTGGCTTTGTTTTCAGATTTTTCATCTGGGAACTCAAACTCGGTTTTTTCAAATTCAGGCATGGTTTACTCCTTTATGCTCGTGTAATTCCTCTAGGATCCTGAACGACACCTTCAACGCTGTCATCGTTTATTAGCCTAAATTCTTTGCCATGAATCTTGATTCGCGTCCCAGTGTTGGGGCGAACAAGGATGAAATCTCCTACTTTGCATGAAGGCCCAGACGGAAAACGCTTCTCGTCTTTGTAAGCATCTGGCCCCATTTTTACGACAAAAAGGACTGGCGACAGTACTTCTTCGTAGTGCATGGTTTGGCTTGCTTTTACCAGCCCGCTTTCATACTCATCGTCGATGTCCGGTAGGACACACAGCAAGTAGTACGTTGCGGGGTCTGGTATTTGTCGTGCCTTCTCCTCAGCCGTTGCTGGGAGAACTGATACTGGCCCTTGCGGGTTCAGCGTCTGAGCTATTTGAAGCTCTGGCATGTTAAGTTCACTCATTATTTAATTTCTCCAATTTACGCGCAAGGTCTGCGACTAGGCTTTGTGCGAACAACAGACCTCTAATGTTGCCGCAAACCTCCCGGTAGGCGGCGAAGTCCGTTGCTGCGCCGTCACCAAGACTCTGGAGCAGGGATCGTTCCCGCTCCTTTAACTCTGAAATTAAATGATTTAAAAGTTTAAGTTCTTCCATTTACACCCTTCTTAAACAGGTCAACCTGAACCTTTTGATTGTTTTGCTTATCCTGCGTTTGGATACGTGCTAGTTCAATCTCTTTCTGGTCTTGTGCCTTCTGTGTTTGAAGCTGCAAGTTAGCCATATCTTTTTGGATGTCTGCATCGACCTTTTTCGCTTTGGTCGCGGCTTCTTGTCCTTGGATCTGGAGTTGTGCTTGCTGGATCTGCACAAGGGGATCTTGGGCGGCTTGCTCTGCCTGCTTTTGGGAGGCTTTGGCCTTGTTGGCTTGGAGTACCTGTGCTGAACCCTCTGCGACGAGGCGAGACAACTCGACTTCCAAATCTTCTGGTAGTTCCGAATCCGGCGCTGGCAACGGTACTCCCAGTTGTTCTTCTACCTGACGACGGTATTGGAACGCTAAATGCTCTGCAATATGTGCCATCACAGAAGATTGAATCTTTTGCGCCAGAGGGTTTTGGCCGATCTGGGCAGCAATTGTTGGATCCTGCATAAACGAGTTATGCGAGGCAATGTGGGCTTCGTGATCTTGGTAGATGAACGCTCTGGTAGGTTTCCCGTTAAGGAATGCCATGTTCTCGCTGACTGGATCACGGGGTGTCTGATCATCTGTTGTCGGCACTAACTTGTCTGCGTTCTTAATCCCCAAAACCTCAATCATCTGGCGGTGCAACTGGGGCAGGTCATAAATCTGTGGGGCTTGCGCTGCCAACTGAATCACTGCCTGATACTGCATGATCCGTTGCGCCATTGTGGAGCTATTAGGATCGCTGACTGGGATGACCTCAACGATGTCGTAATCGCCTTGCTTGGCCTTACGATCTCCATCTTGTGGCTCGTAGTCATATTCTTTCGGGGTGTAGTCTCGAATGATGTTCTTTAAGAGTTTGAACTCTTGCTTCATCGAATAATGGACACGTGCCTGCACCGCACCCATCGTTTTTAACGTGCGCTCTAGGAGGGCTAAGGTTGTCCCTACGGGGGCGTTAGCGCTCATATCGGAGATATTCATGTCCGAAATAGAGCCTAATCTGCGTCCTTCATTGGTAATACGGTCTAAAAGGGTCAATAGAACGTTACTTGGCTCCTTATAGGGAAGCGTCATTACGTTATCTTTGATGCCACCGGAAGGAACGTCCACATCCCTAAACTCACCCGGCTGGATGGGGGTATCGTCCCCTTTGATCCTCATGCCACGGGATTTAAGGCCGCCGGGCAGATTAGACAGTGTTCCTGCGTCCACCAACTGGCGGATTAGAGACGTGCCTGCTCTTGCATATCCACCGATGATGTGGATTAAGCCCATACCGTAGAAACCAAATCCGGGGATATAGATGTAATCTACAAAGTGTTGGCGCTTTAGTTTTCTCTTGTCATCTGGATTCCAGTTCCTGCGTATAGCAAGAACCTCGCCCGTACCACGCTCAATGGTGACAACGTAGGGCAAAGCGATTCCCGTGGGTTCGCCGTCCTCATCCTTATCTTCGTAACCCTCAATGTCTAGGTCTGCGTGGATTTCTAGGATTTGGTAGCGATCATCATCGCTAACTTTGTAGCCTTGTTGGTCGGCTTTGTGTTTCTCAATGTCTGTCTGGATGAAGACTGGCTCACCCAATTCAATATCTCTGTAAAAACCAGAGACTTGGAGTTTTCGCATCTCATTCTTGGTCTTACGCATCACATGGGTAACACGCTCGGCCATATTGAGGTTTGATGCACCATAAGGCACGATCAAATCTTCTGCGGTAACGAAGATAGAGACTTGTCGCTCTAAGTATGGGTCGTAGTAGACCTTCTTAAAGGCAGAGCCTGCAAGGCCAAGAGAGTAGAGAAGACGCTCATGCTCTGGGCGGTACTCTGGCATTTCCTCGGTCAGCTTGTAGTTCATGTCATCTCTGACACGCTCGGCCGCATCTTCCTTCATTTTGTCGATAGCGCCGATGATCTCGGTCTTGACTGGCCCAGCGGCCGGGAATGTCTCCATGATGGATTCTGCTTGGAATCTAATCGCTGCTTCGGTCAGTATGGTGGAGAACACCCCGCACGCACCATTCCAAGGTTCCGTGCGTTCTTCATACTTCATGCCGAGTACTTCGAGTCCCTTGACAAATGTATCTGCCCATTCTTTTCTGGACATGATGTCGGCCTCGACTAACTCAATCAATTCTCCTGAGAGGTCGTTGAGTTGCCCTTCGTCCATCTCTTCGGCGAGGTTGTCGTTAAATTCATCATCCAAATCATCATCTGGCTCAATGACGATCTCTATTGATCCGTCGCTCAGGGTGACTGAGTCTGGATTCTCGATATCAATTTCTAAGACGCTGCCCTCTTCCTCAATACCCGCAGGGGCTTGATAGAAACCCTTATCCATTGAATTGGTTGCCATGTTTATCCTTAGTAATAGACCGCTTTGCGGTTACGGTAGACGGGTTCATCTTGCTCGTCTGAGTCGATGCTTATGAATCCACCTTGCCTGAAACGCAGTAATGCCTGAGAGGCCGAGTCAACAAGGTCGTCGTGATCTCCGTTGGGGAATGATGCTAATTCTTCAATTAACTCGTCAGCCCAGCGGGTCTCAGGACACCATACGATGCCAGACGCAAACAGGTCAGAAATTGCGTTTACACGCGCTATCTTATCGTTTCCTTTGCTCGGCGTATACTCCGATAGAGGAATTCCTATTTTCCGAAGCTCATAGATAAGCGGAGCGCCAGCAGCCTTCTTCTCCACAATAAGCGTATCTGGGTTCCACTGCTTCCACATCTCCATTGCCTTTTGCTTTAGCTCTGGAAACTCCATGCGTTGTTTAAACGAGTCTAAAACAATAATGTTTGGCTTGGATTCTCCATTACTGTCCGCATGGTAGAACACCCCCCATGTCGTGCATGCTGAATAGTCGGCGCGGTTGTGTTTCTCAAACGCTGTATCCCAAGATTGGATGATGTAATCACAGGACGGAGCATCTTCTTGCTCCCAAATCCTCCACTGATCACGCTTAATGATCGCGCCTTCTTCTGATGTGGGGTTTTGTTGGTACTGCGCTTCCCATTTAGAGACTGGAAGTTCAGCTTTTAGGGCTTCTAACTCTTCCTTTTTCCAGAAAGCAGGCCATAAGGGCGTTCCTGACGGCAGAATGGCTGGGAAATCAATAACTTCCCACTCATCTACGCCGTCTTTAGAGGAATTCTTTAGGATTTGCCCCGTCAGATCACGCTTAGACCAGCGTGTCATCACAATAATGATGGCTCCACCCGGCTGTAGACGCTGGCGCGGGCCGGATGTGTACCACTCATAGACGTTGTCATACACCGCAGGATTGCCTTGTTTGGCCTCCTGCTCAGAATGCGGGTCATCGATGATCAATAGATCAGCACCCTTACCCGTTACCGCCCCTCCGACACCGATAGCGAAGTAATCTCCACCCACGTCGGTATTCCAGCGGCCAGCAGCCTTTGAATCAGACGATAGAACTGTCGTGAATACACGTGCGTATGCGTCAGAGGAGACTAGATTCCTAACCTTACGGCCAAACCCCACGGCTAATTCGGCTGTATGTGCGGTCTGGATGATCTTCTTATGCGGGAACTTACCCAGAAACCACGCTGGAAGCAAATAACTAGCAAACTCTGACTTGGTATGTCTTGGAGGCATGTTGATGATTAATCGTTTAAGTTCACCCTTGGCAACTCTCTCGAAAGCATCAGCCATGATCTTGTGGTGCTTACCCGATATAAAGACAGGCCACATGTGTTCCACGAAAGCGATGAAGGAGTCTCTACATCTATTGTCCCTATCAGCTTCTAGCAGCCTAATAATCTTCTTGCGGTCTTTCTCGGAGACCGAATCGGCTATCTGTAAATACTCTTCAATCTCTACGGATGTGAGCATTAGAGGGAAGCCATCTCTCTGGCTGACTTATCTACAAGCCTAATGGAGTGGAACTTATAAGGCTTCATCTGGATAAGCCCATCGTCCTGTAGCCTATGAACAATCCTGTGGATATTAGATTTAGCCTTTAAGCCTAGACCCTTGGCTATTACCTCATAGGAAGGAGGCACACCATGAATCCTCATGTATGCCTTTATAAAGTCCAGAACTAACTCACTGCGCTTTGTCATAGAGGTAGTTTAAACGCATATACGAACGTTCGCAAGCCCTTTTTTAGAAAATATATATACCCCCGTACCCTGCAAATTGGAAAGCATGGGGGGGGGGGGGTGTTTCTGGTGAGAACGTTCTAATGGTGAGGGGGAGATAAGGGAATGTGTGGATTAGAGCGTATACGTAAGCGGGTGGTCGCTCATGCACAGCGGGGTGTGGCGGGACGGTGGGTGAACGACATCACCGTTTAAACACACAAGCCCCCTAGCGTTTAAACAGATCTGCTCTCCACGTCAGAGATACC